CCATCAATGTCCGAGAAAGAAGGATCAGTGATGAAAGTGAGTTGGGTGGTGTTACCAATCATCTTGAAGTAACCACGTTGTTGTTCCGAAGTGAGGGTAAGTTGCATCCAGATGTGCATCCAGTCACCATATTGACGGTCAATGCGTTGACCACCAATTTCAACTTCAACTTGCGAAATAAGTTGATGGCCGGGGAAATCTAACCAACGTGCGTAAACACCGGTGTCATCAGCGGTGGTAAGATTAGCCATAGTTTGGTTGATTTCTGGAAGAGTTACTTGAAGGTATGTTCTGTAAGCAAGATCACCGTTACGTGATACGGTACAGGTTACACGACGTCCGAAATCGGCTTGACCGTTGAAAGTTTGTTCGATGGATTCCATCGCAAAGTTAGTGTGACGTCTGTAAGTTACTTTCCAGAATGTAATTTGGGGGTTTCCAGTAAGGTATACATCTTGAGCACCATAAGCTACGAGTTGTAAAAGTCCTCCACTCATTATAATATTGCTAAAGAAAAAAATTTTTGAATTTTTAATTTAAAAAAAAAATAATTTATATACAATAATTTATTATTTATACATCATTAATAGTAATAGTAGACACATTTTTATAAATAAATTGTTCTAGATAATTATCTAAAAACACTTCTTTTTTATTATCATGATTTTTTGTGAAAATATACTTGTCTTTAATTTTTTTTACACTCCAACCATTTTCTAATGCGTTTGATATAAAATTTAATTTATGTATTTCTAATTTTGAAATTGTATGAGAATTCATAATACAAATAATATAGAAAACAATATGAAAAAACGTCCTCAAATATATATATATATGCCATCTTTTAAACCCAAAACTAATAAAGAAATTACTACAGATACTCAAAGAAATATAACATTAGATATAAAACATAAGGAATATATCGACAAATTTAAGGAATATGAAAATATAAAAATACCTGAATTACAGGAAAAAATAAACAAATATAAATTAGACCAATCTAATTATCAAATATCAGATCCATTATACATAAAATATAATAAAAGTATTGCTAAATTAAATCATCAGATTAAAAAAATGAAAAAAGAAATACAAAATTATTATTTGGAAAATTCTAAATATATATTTTCTTATTTTGAAGAAAAAAAAACTATTTCTGAAGGTACTAATAAAACTGTTTTATTAAATAACTTTTTTAAAAAAAAACAAAATAATTTTCAAAATGAAGATTTAAAACAATCTGAAACTGATATGCAAAAATACCTTATGAACATTAATGAAGGTGTTCTTAATTTATCTAATTATGTAGTGCAAAATGATATATGTGATTACTGTAATGAAGGAGAAATGGTACCACAAGAACATGAAGGTTTATTAATATGTAATAAATGCGGGGTACAGAAACAATATCTTATTGATTATGATAAACCATCTTATAAAGAACCACCAAAAGAAGTATGCTTTTATGCATATAAACGTATTAATCATTTTCGCGAGATAATCGCACAATTTCAAGCGAAAGAAAGTACACAAATACCCAAAGATGTTATGAAAAATATAAAAGCACAAATCAAAAAAGAACGTATTGAATTAAAAGATATTGATAATAAAAAAGCAAAAGAAATATTGAAAAAATTAGGATATAACAAATTTTACGAACATATTCCTTTTATTAAAGAAAAATTAGGTATTAAACCACCCGTAATGTCTCCTGAACTTGAAGACAAATTATGTAATCTTTTTACGGAAATCCAACGCCCTTATGCGAAATTTTGTCCCGATAACCGCGTGAATTTTTTGAATTACTATTATACCGTTTATAAATTATGCGAATTATTGGGTGAAACCAGTTTCTTATCCTATTTTCCCATGTTGAAAGATCGCGATAAACGCATTGAACAAGATGAAATATGGAAAAAAATATGCAATGAACTCAATTGGGAATTTATCGTCACCGTTTAAATGCCCGTCGACCATTTAAACGAAGGAAATATTAACGGTTCTTTGTATGAAACATTGCAATTAAAAAAAACAATCATCTAACATAGAAATATCTTCTTAAATGATGTAGATTAGTTTTACGCAAAAGAATTTACTTATCTATAGTAACGTTTAAACGAAAAAAGTCACCTTTCATTTGACAATATTCTTTATATTCTTTATATTCTTTATATTCTTTACTAGTGAATTTTGGAGATACTAAATTCCAATTTTGATACTCTTTAAAGGTAAAAAATTGTTGTTTTAAAGGATTTGCAATGATATAAGAGGTAGGTTGTTTGTTATTTTTAAACGTTGTTATATTTTTCATAATACTTATTTGTAAATAATAAGTTTTAAATAGTAATATAAATATATAATGGATATAGACAATAAATATTATTTTATCTTTTTTTTTGCTTCATTATTAGTTTGGGTGATTTGTTCTAAAGTCATTTATAAACGATTGTGTATAGAAGCAACTGTAACGGTATAAATAAAATATTAATTATTTGACTTAACTGTTATAGTTTCAGGGCATGGTGATATCCACTTATTCGTATAGTTTTTCTCTTTCTTCCCTTCCGAGATTCATATCATCTAAGTTAGCTATCCATGACTCGCCTGTTGGAAATTTTTTAACAATATCATCAAGATTAACATTTTTGCATTTTAGAAACTGTTCCCACTGATTACCCGTCTTGATTCCATTTATCAATAATCTCATACACTGGATTTGGGTGCGCTGATTGTCCGGTGTTTTTGTTTTACGGATAGGTTTTGGACTACTACTTCTCCTTGGTCCAGTGCCTAATTGTTTCATTCCTACTTTATTAGAATTTTCAAGTGATAGAATTCCGCCTTTTTTACTTTTATTGTGTTTCCTGTGCTTCCTATTACGTTGTCTTAATGTTTTGCCCATATACATATACTAAATATAATTTTATATTGTCTATTGCAGACAATATGAAACTTTTAAAATAGAAAATCTTAGTGGATCTTAAATGATTTAGAATCCACCAGGGAATTTGACGAGGTTAGCGCCGATACCGAAACCAGCACCCGAGCGAGCAGTAACACCCATACTTGGGATGTATGTATCAAGGATAGAGAATATAGCAGCAGCAGATAACGAGATAAGAGCAATTTCATCTACGTTAAGTGCTTTCTTTGGGATGACGTATGCAGCGATAGCAACCATAATACCTTCCATAAGATATTTTACAGCGCGTTTTACAAGTTCACCAAGATCTAATGATTGAAGCATTATAATATGTTAGAAGAAAAAAAACTTAAAACAATTCTATCTATTATAAAAAATGGCAAATAAAAATAGTTATGAGCAAAAAAAAATGTCTAATGGTGCTGATAATCCTAAATATATTGATATGTTAGATGAGGATAATGCAATAGCAAATCAAAAGTTTGTTTGTATATCATTTGTATCTCCAGAAAAAATACTAAAGAATAGAGAGCATTATTTATTTCAAGAATTTTTAAAAACATGGGATTTTAACAAATCAATGGAAAAATTCAATCAATTTATTAATTTTATAGCATATAAATACGAATTGGATGGAACATCCCTAAACAATGATTTCAAGGATTTTTTGAAAGAAGAAAAAGATAAATTAGATGCAATAGATATTACAGAGGAATTTAAAACATATTTAGATGCAAATGAAGATAAGTTGACGGATATATTTAATGATGCTAATCAATTTCAAACATCTGTTCGTGGAATTAAGGTACGTGGTACATATTCAACCCAATCAGAAGCAGAAGCTCGAGCAAAATCTTTGCGAGAAATAGATCCTAATTTCGACATATATGTAGGTCCTGTAGGAGTTTGGATGCCTTGGGAACCAGATGCTTATAAAACAGGAAAGGTAGAGCATTTAGAGGAGGAATTAAATAAATTGGTAAATGAGAAGCAAGAGAATGAGGTTGCTGCTAAAGAATATTTTGAACGTCGTGTCAAAGAAACTAAGCGTGCAGCAATTGAAGATAATAAGAAAAAGGCACTTGATTCAGGTAATCGTTTAACACAAAATATTGATAATAATGATAATTTGTATAATGTAGGAAATAATGTAGTAATAGATTCCGATCCTGGTTCACCTACAGCTAAAGCAGATATTCGTAAAGAATTGTTTGAAGCAGATAATATTATACCTGAATATGCAAAATCAGCAGCAGCAGCAGCAGCTACAGATGATTCAACCGTTGCAAGTACGCCGGTAAATGATAAAGATAAAGTAAATAAAGTAGACTAATGTAAAATGCGATTAGATTTGTCAATAAGTAATTTAA